ATGGCGGTGGGATTATTTACCTAAGCCCTTCATGCCACGAAAACCGTACAAACATTGTCTTTAATGGCAACACTTACACGGCGTTTCCTATTGATGCTCAAGGCTTCGAGATTGAAAGCGGAAAGGCTCCACGCCCGACGTTTATTGTGTCGAACTTGCAAGCGTTGCTAGTGGGTGGCATCAACGAATACAGGGGCTTACAGAATTGTAAGTTTACCCGAATCCGTGTGCGACGGAATGAACTTGACGACATCACCCCTACGATTACGGATGAGTTCGTGAACTATGACACGTTTTATATTAACCAAATCACAAGCCAAACAAGCGTCGCTATTGAGTTCGAGCTAATAACCGCAATGGAGCTAGCAAACCGTCAGCAATTCCCCAAAAACCAAATGGTGAACTATTGCAACCACATCTATAGACGGTGGAATGCGGACACATCCAGCTTTGTGATTGCCGATGTCAACCCTTGCCCCTACACTGGCACACAATACTTTGACGAGTTTAACGAAGTCACGACGCAAGCCCTAGACCGTTGCAGTAAGACGGTGGGCGGTTGTGAGGCACGTTTTAAAACGGCGGTTCCCTTTAATGGGTTCCCTAATTTTAGTGAGGCGTAACCATGTTCACCGATGCAGACCGTCAACACGTCACCATGCAACTTATGGCACGATCCGCCGATGATTTAAAGAACGAGCATTTATTCGCCAAAATAAATGAAACATGGCACTTGGTTAAAGTAGGTAATGAGGAGTTTATAGACGGCTCCATGATTGAAGGGGCAGAGGCTTACTTGCACACGCACCCGATACCGTCGCATGAGCCTTTAGTGCCGTCGATGCTTGATATGCAGATGTTCGCCTCAAGTGATAAACCCCAAGGGATTATGAACTTTTGCAGTCATAGCGACGTGGTGAACCCGACGTTTTGGCATTCATCCATTCAAGCGACAGAGGAAAGCCTGCTAGGGCGTTCGTATCGCTGGGGCGATTATGGAAGCGACGGCAAGGGCGATTGCTTTGCGATTATCGCCGATTGGTATAGACTTAATAAAGGTTATGAGTTCCCGATTATTCCACGAGATTTTTACGATAAAAATGGCTACTATTATACACTTAATCACCAAGGGCTTTGCGAGATTAAAGCACTGGACAGCCCTTTAGAGATTGGCGACTTGATTGTCATTCGCTTAGGTCGTCAAGGTGAACACGCAGGCGTTTATGTAGGCAACAGCGTAATGCTTCATCATCCTATGAACGGAGTAAGCCGTTTAACGCCAGTCCACGCTAGCATGGAACGCTTGCATATGCTTTTAAAGGTTACAATGTAAGGGGAGGGCGTCAAATGCTTGTATCGGTTGTGCTTCACGGAAAATTAAAGACCCTTTTCCCTAATCCCCTGCGGATAAATGCGGAAACCGCTCAACAAGTGGTTTCCTTTCTTTTACGCACGTTTAAGGGGATGCGTCAAATGCTAAAACGTGGCTGGTATCGGTTCAGCTTAACGGATGACGGTAGAAGCCGTTTGCTTTCAGAGGACTCACGTTTTGATGTAAGCTTGCCCGATGGCGTCGATACGATTCACCTTGTGCCAGTGGAAGGCGTTTACAGTAAGAAGTTTCTAGGAATTATTGCAGGCGTGTTGCTAATAGGTATTGGGGTGGCAATGCTTTTCTTTCCTGTAACGGCTCCTTTTGGGATGAGTGTTATCGGCATGGGGGTCGGGGCTTTAGTGGGTGGGGTGGCTCAACTGTTGACGCCCACGCCCAAAGTAGGCGACCTCCAACAAGGGGACAATCCAGCGGATCGTCAAAGTACCCTTTTTACTGGTGCAACGAATCGGCTAGGTAAAGGCGTGGGTGTGCCTGTAACGTATGGGCGTTTTTATTGTGGGTCAAACGTCATAAGTCAATCAATCACGACGGAAGAGGTGTTGTAATGGGTGGGTCAAGCAAGCCACAATCAAGAACGCCTGTATCGTCGCCTATTGACTTACAGGCGAATAACGTGGCACGGATTCTTGAAGTCATTTCAGAGGGCGAAATAAAAGGCTTGGTCAACGGCTTAAACAGCGTCTATTTTAACGACACATCCTTGCAAAATACGAATGGGAGCTTCAACTTTCAGGGGGTAGAGTTTCAATCACGGCTGGGCGAAACAGACCAAACCGAAATACAGGGCTTTGGTGGTGTGGAAAGCTTGGTGAGTGTAGGCGTTAAGGTATTGCAAGCCTCCCCTGTCATTCGCACGATTACAAACCCCGATGCGGACTATGTGCGTATCAAAATCGCCGTGCCTGCCTTGCAATTTCAAGACACAAGCACTGGTGATGTATTGAGGCAGAGCGTCGCCTTTAAAATCGAAGTCAACGAGAGCGAAACAGGCTATAAGCAGTTTGGGCGTGTGTGGCAACGCATCAACCAAACGGCTGGTCAATGGTTGACATCTAGCACCGCTAGGGGCTTTAGAGTGGTGCTTACCAAGCGTGTTGATAGCCCTAGCCAAGATTACTTTTTAGACAATATAGAAACGCCGTCATTGGTTTATAAGCTCATGCCTAGTGGCTCAAATGTTACTGAAAATTATAGCATTGAACCGACAGGCTACACGGTTTATAATCCGACGCAAGGCTATAATGGCACGATCAATTTCATCAATCAAAACCTTAAAATGGAAAGTGGGGGGATCTCCACAAAATCACAATACGGCTTATGGTACAAGCTAGATGATGAAATCATTGGGTTGACAGAAGGACAGTATCTCATCACCCCCCCGAGTGGGTGGACGGTATCAGAGGTTTATGAGCTAGTCAACAAGGACACCGTGATTTCAGGACGTACCGCATCAACCTATGAGCGTGAATACTTGGTATTGCTCCCTAAAGACAATGGGGGCAGTCCGTGGGATATAAAGGTGACAAGGGTAACAGAAGACAGTAACAGCCCCTACTTGCAAAACGATTTATACTGGTCAGCGTATGCCGAAGGCGTGGAAACCAAGCTCACCTATGCGAATAGAGCCATTGCAGGCATTAAGATTGACGCTTCTCTATTTGGCAATAACCTTCCTAAGCGTGGGTATTTAATCGACGGCGTAAAGGTTAAAATCCCAATCACTTACGACCCGATTACACGGCTTTATGACGAGCCACTAGACTATTGGAACGGCACGTTTCAAACCGCTTGGACGAATAACCCTGTATGGGTGCTTTATGACATCCTCACAAACCAGCGGTATGGTGGCGGTCATTTTATCAGTGCGTCACAGATCGACAAGTACAGTTTTTATGAAGTGGCTAAATACTGCGATGAGTTGGTTCCTGTGGCAGGGCGTAAAGCTATGGAGCCACGGTATACGTTTAATTACTGGTTTGCGAATAACGAGAGCTTTTACGATATTGTCAACAAGGTGGCATCCGTGTTTCATGGCATGGTTTACAGTGCCAACGATGTTATTATTCTAACGGCGGATATGCCAAAAGACCCTGTAGCGGTGTTCTCACAAGCGAACGTCGTTAATTCGGATGGTGTGACGTTTCAGTATGCCACGGCATCCGTTGACACTACGTCGAGTGTGGCTCAAGTGCGGTGGAACGATCCTAGCAACCTTTACGAGCAAGCAACCGTCACTGTTGAAGACCCTTACTTGATTGAACTATTTGGCTATCAACAAGCAAGCGTCGCTTCCATTGGGTGTACGTCTGAAGGACAAGCCCGACGCTATGGGGCTTGGTTGTTAGACACTCAAAAGAATCAGTATCAAACCGTGGGGTTCACCACTGGTTTAGAGGGGGCGGAAATCACCATTGGGGACGTTATCGGGATCTACGACCCCAGTTTTCAAACCCTGCGTCAAAGTGGACGCATTAAATACTTTTACGACGACATCGGCTCCACTGGTTATGAAGGCTTACTTTTAGACGGCGATGTCTTCTTTGATGCCTTGCAGACCTATACGATGTACGTTATGATGCGTGACGGCTCACTTAGGGAACGTGTTATCAAGCCGTGTGATGAAGACGGCGTGGTGACTTATGGAAACACTGAATACATCCGCTTTGATACCCCCTTAACCGTTAGTGTGGGGGATGAACCCGACCTAGACGACAACACGCCTGCGTTACATAGCATTTGGGGGGTTAATGCGTCAAACCTTGCCCCTCGAGAGTTCTACGTCATTGGCAAAAGAGAGCTTACGGATCAAGAAAAGTTCCAGTATGAAATATCCGCCATTGAGTACGACCGCACCAAGTACGACCGCATCGAACGTGGCATTGTGACAGGCAAGACGCCGACAACCTTAATCGGTCAGGAAGTTTACTTGCATAGTAATTTAAAGGGCGTGGGTTTCTTTGAGAACTTAGACGGCGTGCGAGTCAAGCGTTTACTGCTTACATGGACGGCATCGCCCGATCGACGCATCACACGGTATGCGGTTTATTGGAAACTTCCCACTAGCGAGAATTACACCTATGCAGGCGAGACCGCAAGCTCCGTCTATGATTTAGCCATTACCGACAATCTCCTTGATATTAGAGTGGATGCCATTCAAGCCACAGCCAGCGAAAACAGAGCCATGGGAAGCGTTACCGCTACGATTGACTTTGCGGAAAACAATCTAGCCCCTGCGAATGTGCAGAACTTCAACTACTCAATCGTTGGAGCGGATCTCATCTTTACATGGGATGCCGTTTTAGACAATGATTTAGACGGCTACGAAATACGCTATACGCCAAATAAAATAAGTACGGCGTGGGATTTAACGCCTTTCTTGACATTTACAAAGAATACTAGTTTAACAATTCCTTATCAAGACGGAACATTCTTTATTAAAGCAAAGGATTTTTACGGAGCCTATAGCGTCATTGATGCTAGTCGTGTGACGTTTACAACTCCAGATATTAACATTAACGTTATAGAAACAATAGATGAACATCCAACGTTTGCAGGCACAAAAACAGGGTGTATTGTAATCCCTGACGGCTTAATTATTGACGACCCCTTAGTGACGGATACCGCTTATTACGAGTTTGATAATTCAATCGACTTGGGCGATGTTTATGTTTCACGATTAACAGGCACTGTTGATTTTGTCATGGGAGATACCGCTTCGTGGGTGTCGTTCATGCCCAATGTATCGCTTGAGCCAACAATGGCAACAGTGGATAGCGACACAATCGCCGATGTGGTTGATTTCGCTTCTTTGTCTAGCGTTCTTGATGTCGGCTTCATTGAATACACGCAGGGAATGTTAGAACTTCAAGTAGCAACATCTAACGACAATGTTTCTTTTGGAGCGTGGTCAACCTTAAACGCAGGGGATTATGAAGCGAGGGCGTTTAGATTCCGCCTTGTGATGCGTTCATTCTTGCAGTCTAAAATCCCTACGGTTACTACGTTAAGCGTCACTTGCGATATGCCCGACCGCTTAGAATCTGCCAATGCGGTAAACTTGCCAACAGGGACTAGCACCGTTACGTTTAGCGTACCGTTTAAAGCACGCCCTAACATACAGGTTACGCCGTTAAACTTTCGAGCCAATGAATACTTAGAAATTACCAATGTCACAAGTTCATCCTTTGATGTCTATGTGCATCATGGCGGAGGTAGTCATACTCACTTAGTCGACTGGCTCGCACGAGGTTATGGAAAAGTATTATAATTCAGGAGGAGGTGTCATAAATGCCACAAGCAGATTATACCGTTTCAGCGTCACAATCAGGAAGTGCTTATGCGTCGGACATAAACGATGCTTTGCTTGCGATTCAAACCAACAATTCAGGAAGTACAGCTCCTAGTGATTTAGACGCTTTTATGGGCTGGGCGGATACCACCACGAACTTTTTTAAAACGAGGGACGCAGGAAACACCACTTGGTACACGCAGTTTCCTTTAAATAAAAACCTTTCCACTTATATTAACGAGTTGGTGCTGGTTCATGGTTTAGGTGGCACAGCTCCCTTAAAGAGTGGTGATGATTTAAACAGCGTCGACCAAACAGGCTTTTATCGGATCACGACAGGCACGACAAACAACACTTACGGCAACGGCTCCGTATTGGTTGTCAATCGTGGCAGTGGAGTTGTGGATCAGTTGATTTTAAGCATTACAGATTCAAAGCTTTACTTAAGAAACACGGCAAACAGTGGGTCATTATGGACGCTTAAGGCGACAATGGGGGATGCTCCCACGTTAAACAGCCTTTTACCGTCTCAAACAGGCAACGCAGGCAAGCTATTAACCACCGACGGCACAAATGCAAGCTGGGCGAATGTACCCTTTGCTTACGTCAACTTTGACGCTACTACAACAGCAAACCTAACAGGGGCGTACACACGCACAGGGACGTTAGTAACAGCGAGTGTAACCGCACACGGACATACAACAGGGCATTATATCTACGCCCAACATACAACAGGTGGGGCGGTGAATGGTTTTTACGAAGTAACAAGGGTAGACGCTAACACCTTTACTTATAACACCGTGGCAAGTGGAGCTATTGCTTCGAGTAACTTAACGTTGCCTAGACGACCACGAACAAAAGCACTTAATGTTGCAAACATACCGTATAATGTTTCCGATACGCATCTTCACATGGTTAATTATGTAACGCCTGCCCCTGATGCGGATTATCTATTTGTTGGAGGGACAAGAAACAACCTTAACGACAACGCAGGAAGAATGCTACACCAACAACTAGATGACTTTAAGGGAGTAAATGCAATGACGATTAGAATATATGACGCTAACGGAGCAGGAAACGTCACAAAAAACGCTCATTTAATTATTTTCGCATAAGGAAACAACAATGCCATACTTCATTTTCAACGACAGCACAGGCAAACAACGAGCCGATTTCTACCAAGACCAATTAAGCGAGGAGATATTGTGGCAAGGTGAAAGCGCCGATGCCTTCATTGCGGAAACAGGCTTTTCAATCGCTCAACTTGGAGGCTTTGTTTTAGAAGGGGGTACACTCACCTTCGACCAAGCCCTTAAGGACGCTCACGACGCACCACAGGAAGCCGTAAAAACGCCACAAGACAAGCTCCGTGAACTTACGGCTTTTATGAGTAGTTTAGATATTCCTACACAAGCTTCTTATATTGCCGTTTCAGGTTATGTTGAGACTGCATTGAATGCAGGCAATGTATCCCTCGCTGACTTTTTAATAGATGGAGTACCCACAACCGACCCAGACCCACTAATACAAGCTTCAAAAGAACAATTGAAATCAGCTATATTAGCTATCTTGAGGTCATAAAATGGTATCAAGTTCCAACATCACCCCAATCTCGAACATAGACGTGTATCGTGGGGACACGGCTTTAATGCAATTAAGAGCCACGGCGACGACCATACAACTACAGGGCGTCTTTGGCTTTGTTGAAAAAGAGTTACCTATTGAGTGGGTTGAGGTGGGCGTGTAATGGATCTGTCTAAATTGCTTTCATCAATGGACTTGGCACAATGCCTTTTAACCCTAGCCACCGTTGCATTATGGGTGCGTGTTGACAAGCAACGTGTCGACTGCCTGAGGGAGAGTAAGGAATACCTGCTTGAACTCGTCTCTGTGAAATCAGAATTGAATTACCTTAAAGGATTGCTACAAGGGAAAAGCCATGCGGAAGGAGTCC